AGGAAACCGGCGTGGACAACTTGCCCTGGACCGCGTCTAGCTGTGTGTTGGCTATGTCGCCATATTTAAAAGCCGCTTGGTCGGTCAGGTCCAACTTTGTCTGTTCTGCCGGCGAAAGAGTCTGCGTCACCTGGTATTGTGGCGTATCGTCCGAGGCAAGCCCCCGGAAGGCGTATTCCAGCTTGCCGCGTGGCGTGATTTGGTTCATCTGGTTCATGTGCGCCTGCGCGATGGCGGACTCCTTGGTCGCCGCAGATTGCGCCGCCGCTGTTGCATACGGGTCCGGGGCTCGTGGGGCCGGGGGAGGGTCGTCGTCGTCACAACACATTTATTTGTCTCCTTGATTTACGTACCAGCCGCCCACGCGGCGGAATCCTTTGCGGGTGAAAAACTTGTCTTTTCGGTCCTGGTCGTCGGTATTGAACACGCCCACAAACAGCGGCATGTCCTTAAATCTGTCCTTAACGGCTTCCAACAGGGCCAGACTTGCCTTCGGGCGGCCTTCCTTGCGAACGTAGAACCAGCCGTCTTTGGCGACCGGAACATCCGACCACCACATCCCCTGCACCTTGATGGCGAAAGACCCGACCAGCCCATCGTCGTAAGCCGAGAGAACGACACCGTTCTCGATGTAGGCCCGGATATAGGCGTCAACCTTTTCCGGGTTGACCGGGAATTTCAGCCCGTGGAAGCTCTGTTCTTTCCAGAAGCTCTCGACCAGCATGTCGTAATGTTCGTGCGCCTCCGAAATAACGGCCTGCCGGACTATCAAATCTGCCCGCCCGACACATAAATAAAGTTCGACGCCACCCACGACGGTCGAGCCGAAGTTGTGCTCACTCGCACCCGCAACGACGCCGCCCGGCCGATGCCTCGAGTACCCCGCCAGCCACGATAAATCTGATTGGCGCCGCCCCAAACACCGACGCCCCACTTGGCCACGCCCCACTTGGCCGCCGCCGTCGGACTCGGCACGGACACGCCTGTCGGGGCCTTGATCTGGAAATCCGTATTCAGGTCCAACGCCGCTTCTGGGTTGGCCACAGACTCGAAAATCGGCTCTACCAGCTTGAAGGCCTTGTTCGTCCCAGGCGATCCAAAATAGCTGAACGCCTGCAATGCGTCACCGTTGATGCTGGTGCCGTTGTCATTGTTCCCGGTGTCGAATTTATAGACAACCCCGTCCGCGCCGCCGAAATAGGCGTTGTCGTTCAGCGAGCCCCAGCAGTAGGCATTGACGCCGGTGAACCGGCACGGCGCCCCGGTGATCGTATTGAACACGTATTGATAAGCGATCACCGTCGTCTTGGGTACGTTGAAAATCAACATCGTACCCTTGGTGTAGATGTACGGCTCCCACCCAAAAACCGAGCCATAATCCCGCACCGCATCGTTTACCGCCTTGTTGATCTGCGCCGAAAGCGCCACTCTTTCGGTCTGCGCCCTGTCCACGCTGAGAATTGTCGCAGCCGTGACAAAACCGTCCTGGGTGACCATGACCAGATCAGCGCCGGCCTTTATCATGCATCGGCGGCCTATGGGCTTGCCGATGCGGAAGACGCCAACCAAGCCCCACGTCGCCGCAGCGGAGGGATCCGTCCCGGAATAGACAATCGCCTCGCCCTCGGAAGTCAGAAACACCCCGACGTCGTCTTGCCCGTCGCCCGCGTCCCGCGTCCACGTCCCCATCGCCATGATGTAACCGCCCAATGAGGCGATGCCGGCAAGAGGAAACTCGGTCGCCGCGCCGCTTATAGAGTTGACGCCCAGATACCACGCCGAGAGGCTATCCTTCTCCCCGCACCACAGCCGGCGTTGATGCAGGTTGCCCCAGATCAAGTTCGCGGCTGTTGGGCCGGTGATGGCCGTGGTCGCCCAGGCCGAGCCGTTGTAAAGCTGCGGCGTGTCGGCGCCGTTGAACAGCCTGACGAACTGCCCGCCGCCTGTTCCCATGTTGACATATTGCCAGCGGTTGTTGGTCTGCCCGGAAACAACGGCGCCGCCAACCGCGCCCGCGCTGGATACGTCGTATATGTTGCCAGCATTGGCGGCGAAGAGCTTGCCCGAACCGGTCAGAGGTACATATTCGATCAGGCTTTCGACTGTCCCGCTCATCCCGGTGGCGTGGGACGAATGCCCCCGACGCAACGTCACCTTGTCGGTCGATGGAAACCAATTATCCAAAATCACCGCATTCTTGATCGGCATGTCCGCAAGAGCCTCGCGGGTATCCCAGCCACCAACCGGCGGCGGCAGCGATTTCGACTTGGAAGGTGCCTTCATTTCTTCACCCCGACGAAACCAAGTGAGTCGGGATTAACACCATGTCGGCGCATGAAGCCTTCTTTCCAGAAGGTAGGATGACTCTCTGATTTGAGCATTTGCCCACCGGCTGAACTGGCCCAATGTAATTGCCCGTCATTTGGGTCCCTGTAGTTAGGTCGGACACCTCTTGCCCAGGCGGCCCTATAGTCGTAATTCGGCCCTTTTCGCGGGTCATCAGACATCGGACGAAGGTCTGGCCCTTCGCCATACTGCTGGATGTATTCGTTGTACCAATCCGTCGCGCGAATGCCTTTCTGGAATTCCTCTTCATTAAAAGGCGGCGTTAGCAATCGGTCAGCTAATTCTCCCACAGTCAACCCCTTCCACTTAGACCGCGTCGGGCACATTGCCGGTCGGAGCGCCGCCAAAGTGCCTGCCGCCACCGAATATGTCCCCAGCCACAAGAATGCTCTCGCTCGGCTGGTCGTTCTCGATCATCAGCGCAAAGCGGGTTTCGTAAGCGAACGCGGCCATGTTTACCGGCAGACCGTTCGCCGCCAGGAACTCGTACACAACGCCGAGCGTCATTAATTCCTCGTCAAGGATAGAAGTGTTGGCGTCCGCCGCCCATGCGCTCGCGTTCCCCGAGCCGTCTCCATTCGTGTCCACCCAGTTTTTCGAGACGTACTCGAACGCCAGGGTTTCCCCGCCGTCGAACGCAGGCACCGCCAGAATGTTACCGCCACGATGGGCGAACTTCGGGCGCCCGGCGTAGCTGGCCGCCTTCAGGCCCTGCCATTCGACGGGTCCAATCGGCCCAGTCACCAGCACCCCATTCGTGCGGTCCCAAAACGTCTCTGGGATAAAGCGGTCGAAATCCGCTGGGATGATGCTGGTTTGCGTTTCCTGGGCTAGCGCCGTGAAAGTCTTCTCCTCCCGCAACACCTGCCACACAGTGGATCGCATCAGGTGTGTCCCGACCTTGTTGGCCAGGCGGAGCAATTCCTGCGCCTCGGGTGCTGCATTGCCGTGGACAGACGCCGGGCGCGGGCCCTTGGTTTCGTCGGCGGCGTTCTGGCAGATTGTGAGTAAGGTCACGGCCCCACCTATGCGGGTCTCAGCCCGCGCGGCGACTTGGACTCTTTCTCGGGCTCAGGTTCCGGCGTGGTTTTTTTCCTAGCCTTTTTCTTAGGTTTCCACTTCGCCATCGCATCAGCGGGAGTGGCGAACCAGCCTTCCGGCATGTCCCCGCCGTCCTCGATCCACTTCTTTTCAACAACGGCCGGGCCGCGCGCCTTAAAGCATCTCTTCATGTGTGTTTCCTTTGTGGATCAGTGCTGCTCTTGGTTCAATAAACGTGATGGTTCGGTTCTCGGAATCGGCCCAGATGGTCAGTTCGTCGGCATATGCCGCGTCGTCCGCGTCGTCCACGATGATCGTGTCCACGCGCCCTCCAAAATACTCATAAAAACCCATGCGCGACCCCACCGTGCGGGGCGGGCCGTCGTTGAGGCCAACGGAAAAGTGTTCCGGCAAGCCGTCCATGTCGTTTGGATCATACCAGCGGTCCTTCATCCGGCATTCGCACAGCCCGATGTTTCCTACTCCTGCTTCTGCCGCTAGTTGCTTCAACTGCGCCGCATGGAGGGCGTGGTGTTCCAGGCAATAAACGGTGTTCTTGGTCGCTGCCGCCATCAGAACGGTTGTTAACCCGGAGCCTGTTTCGATAATCGGACCGGTCGCTTGGCGCACCAGCCTGACGGACATCATCAAGACATCCTCCAATGCGCCGTACTCGTTGCCAACGTATTCGCGGGCCTCCGTCATGTCGTGAACGGTTTCCTGCCCGGCTTTGATTTTGTCGCAGATATGTTTGAGCGTAACCCCCGCCCGGCGGCGCATGACCGCGCCCAGGCTGTCGTTCAAAATGATCTTTGCCGTGTGGCCAAGGCGCATCTCAACATCGGCGTAGATTTTCCCGCCCGTGGCCCGCCACCTGTTGCAGAAATTCAAATCCCCGCCCCAGCGGTCCACACCATCGAACGTGCGCTCGAATAAAATCGGAACACGGGCGCCGTTTTTGGTGAAGTGGGGAACGTCCCTGACCAGTGTTTCAAGAACGTGTCTTTTTATCCGCAGGAAGCCCGTGGGCAGCCCTTCGACTTCCAGAAGCCCGTCCTTGACCTCCGCGCCGGCCAGCATCCTGACCGGCATGTCGCCGCGCTTGTCCCCGCGCCGGAAGGGATAAACACCACCCACTAAATCCTTGTCGTTTTGGCAAAGCCTTACGAGCTGCCTCGGCTTCCAGGACACATCCGCGTCAAGGAAAACAAGGTCCGTGCAGTCTGAGGCGAGAAATTCCTGAATGATGGTGTTGCGTGCGTCATCAACGTGGCAGTTGCCGGCCAGCAGGAAATACGCCGTTTGAATGCCGGCCTCGCTTAACGCCTCGCGGCTGCGTCCAATAGAAAAAGTATAACTGGCGTCCGGGTTGTCATACGCCGTAGTTGCCAAACAGACCTTTTGACCGGCGGCTTTCGGCCCGACGTCTTGGAATAAATAGGACATTTATTGAAAGATAAAGGGGGAACCCGAAGGCTCCCCCTTCGTCAGTTATCCGCCCGTGGTCGTCAGACCAAGAGTCGCCAGTGCCGCGATAACGCGGTCGATTTTCAGTTCGTTCAAGGCCGTGGTCGCCGTAACGGTAGCAACCGCCGTCATGGCTTGCTGAACGACCGGGGTCGCACCGAAGAAGGCAATCTTTTCCGTCGCCGACAAACCAAAGCAAGCTCCGTCCGGGTTGTTGTCTCCTAGATAGGTGACAGACATTTCACTTCTCCTTCAGAATGAGAAAGGGGCGCTCATGCCCCTCTCTCGTTATCAATTAAACCCAAAGCGACTAGTTAAGCCCCAGGCGACAAGCCAACGGAGCGCGTAGCGTCTTGTAGCCATACAAAACGTCGATACGGCAAGGCAGCTTGTCATTGTTGATGTCGTAGTCGCGGACGATCCGCATTGAGATACCGTCCATGACCTCACGGGCGCAGAAGTCAACGCCACTCGGCTTGAGAAGATCGGCGGTGGCGAACGCAAAAGCGTCCTTGTGGTAAGCCATGCCGATGAGGTAGTCAGCCGAAGCCCCGATGGCCGTGCTGTCATCGGATTCCCGCTTCCAGATTGCCCCCGTTGTGGTCGGGGAAGCAGACACGTTCTGCGTCGCGCCGGAAGTGACAATCGACGGACTAATGGCGACCGTCGTAGCGGTCGCCGTCATGTCCGAAGTCACGACGAACTTCATCAGGATACCCGTATCAGCCTTGGTCTCTGGATGGACGCGGTTGCAGCCGGCAAAGCTGATAACGTCACCCGTAAGCAGGGTGCCGGAACCTGCCGAGTCGTGCGTGATGGAAGCGCCCGTCTGGTTGGCGCCGTTGACCTTGTGGTCGCCGGTGCCATCATCCGACCCCGTGGTGTGGGTCGGCCAGAGGGTGTTTTCGTAGAAGTCGAACCCAGCAACCCGGCCCAGCTTGCCTTCTTTATACTGCTTGGCAATCTGGCCGGAATCCTGAAACAGACTCTTGGTGTCGGTGATGATGTCCACGCTCGACTGAGTGTCGAGATTGAAGGTGCGATCACCCAACGGGGCCAGGCTGTCGGTCAGCTTTTTCTTGACGTTCAAAACGTCTGCGAAAGTGCCGGCCGCGCCAACATCCGAAACCTCGTTCCAGACGTCTTTGTACATGACCATTGCGTCCGACTCGATGTTGGCAGCCAGAACCGACATGGCCGGCTCAAGAATGCGTTTCGAGAAGCCGTCCAGGTCCATCGTGAGTTCCTTGGAAGTGAAATTCACGTCCACGCCTTTTTGCGTGGCAACCTGCAAGGTGACGCTGGTTTCTGAAATGTCCTGGGCGTTCAACGTGGCGCCCGTGCGGACGGTGTACTCGTTCGGCAGCCGAATTTTCAGGCTGTCGCCGATTTTTGCGCCCTCAACGGCATAGGAATCGTCGTATTGACGATTGATAGTGCCGACGAAGTTCAGCTTTTGATGCAGAATACGCAGGGATTCCCGCGTAACCGCAGTCGGAGTCAGAATGGTATTCGCCATTGTTCTGTTTCCATCTAAGGGAGGGCCGGCGTCTCACGACGCTGGTGGCTGCTAGGCCGATTTCCTCCGTATTTGATTTTCACGCCAATTCACCCATTCGTCCGTCGTCATATCGTCAGGATTCTTGGATGATTTGCCGCCCTTGCCCTTCAAGGGCTTGACGGGATTCGGCGCACTCGGTTTCGTGGCCTTCGGTTTGGCCTTGGCCTGCATTCGATCATACAACATGGCTTTGTACGCCATTATGGCCCCGGCAGGATTCGCCCCCCAATTTTCGGCGCTCTTGGTGTCTATGCCGTAATTTTTGGTGACGTAGTCGATCACTTCCGGCGCCTTGGCCTCAAAGCCCCTTATGCGTTGCTCGATCTGCACCTTGCCCGCAGCAATGCGTTTTGCGGATTCCTCGTTCTGCGCTTGGCCGAGGGCCTGCTCTTGCTGCTGCACACGGGCGACGACATTCGAGAACTCCGCCTGCTTTTGTGATATCGCATCCGAAACGCGCCGGGCCTGGTCCGGGTCGGACTGCCAGAGTGCGCCGATGTCGATTCCACTGAGCTGCTGTATGTCGTCGCGTAAACGCAAGCCTTGCGAATAGCTGTCCAGGGCCTCGCCGTGCATGGTCGAGAGCATGTTGACTGCGCTTTCCCGCGCTTCAACCTGCTTCGTCTTCTCAGCGACCTCCTGGGATTTGCGGGTATAGTCGGACCACGTTCCTCTGGTAAACTCGTCAACCTTGCTGGCAAGTTCTTCTGGAATCGCGTCTTTCGGCACCCGCAGCTGATTCCCGCCGAAGTTAAATTCTATTTCCTCAATCTCTTCGTCGGTGTCTTCCCCATCTTCGCCCTCGGACTCTTCGTTGTCCTCGGCTTTTCCAGGGGCTTCGCCTTCCGGCTTTTCCTCCACCTCCTTCGCAGGTGCTTCGGCTTCCTCGGTCAGCGGCTCGGCTTCAACTCCCCCCGCAGGGGCGGTTGATTCATCCATTGTGTTTTCCTTCTAAGGGGTCGCGCC